CGTCAGCTTCTTCTATCAATAAAAACGACATTAACGATTTAGCGCCGCATTTCTCAACTAATTTGTGCAAGTCCTCCAGCCCTTTAGCTTGTTGTTCTAAGTCGTGAATTGCTATTACTGATAAATCCGCCTTAGCCCATCTTTTACGCTCTTTTGCAATGTCGTTAATTGCGTTTTCTTGCATCTTTTTAATGTAAGATTCACATTTTTCAACCTGCAATATTAAAGAATCAATTCTTTTAGCTGCTCTCTCTGGGCTTATTTTGCATAAATCAAGCATAGTTAATTTTCTAAGGTTCTTAAATAAATCAGTCATAACTCATAACTCCACACAACAACATCCGGCCGCATTTCTTCGCGTCTAAAATAGCCGTCAGTTACTCTGTGTATAGTCGTTGCGCCTTTTTTAGATATCCTGCCACGCTTTACCCACCTATGAACCGATTGTTGCGCCACGCCACACTCGCGAGATAAATTTGCCTGACTGCCGGCGTATTTAATTAAAGCAATAAGCTGCATTGCTTGCTGCTGTTTTATTTCCTGAAATGACTTCATAATAATTAACCTTGATTTGCTTGATAAAAAGAATGTGACTTACTTACAAAAATTGGTTTGTGCTTGTTAGTGTCAAATAACATCACGTCGCCTTCGCCTTCGCCTTTGTAATTACATGTTTCAACCACTTGAGTATTTAAGTCTATTGCAAAGTCTGGGATTGCTGATTTAAACCATGCTACAGCTATTTCGTTGTAGCATTCAAGCAAATCATAATAATGGCCTATCGTAGCATCTACAATATGCTCGTATTGCTCTTCGTCATCTTCAAAATCAAACGTAGGATAAACAGGTTTTTGAGCTGCGTCTTTTTTAGTTGGGTATAGCGCATTTGCAATTTCAATAAATAAGCCATCAATAACATATTGACGATCATCACTGTCCATGTCGTCATTAAGCTCAAAATAACTGCCAAGTGTGAAAGCTTCTGTTCTGAACTCACATGAGTACATGCGATCACACTGTTCAATTGATTTAGCTATGCCTCCGTTTTGCTCAACTGCTGCATTAAGTAAATCTTGCATTTCTTTTAAAGTGTTCATAATTTTTTGCCTTAGTAGTATAAATAAACGTTATAAAAAAATAAATTGTTTAAATTTTTATATTATTAATAAGTACAAAAAACTTGTATTACTTCTGTCTGTACCATAGGCACTTGTTAAAATGCCCAGTTTCAAAGTTGATACAGTACAAAAGCAACACAAATTAAAAACTAGTTCATTTGTTTTTTAGGTGAACTACGCCTAATCGTTAGCACGAAGTGTGTCGCTATAATGCCGCTAATAGCCGGTGATACACGCTACTGTAACTGCTCTACCGATATCTGTTTTTATTATTAACCCTCACTAGTAGATAACTCTGGCTCTTAAACTTAAAGGACTCGGGCTCATTGATTTTGACAGATGAGATTCTGCGTATTACTTTTTCTACTCTAGTTGCGTATGCGGCAACAGCCCCTAATGGGACAAATACCGAAATTAATCAGTTTGTGGGTTTTTTTGTTGTGTATTCTAAACTTTTAGAAAAGCATAATATTTTTACTCCTAAAAACGTTGTACATAAATTACTTCTGCACTATTAAATTTTTTTATATTGCGTTATTCCTTTTAAAGTTTCTTGTTGTATTTAATTACAACTTCATCAAAATGTATATCCATTTCAGTAGGCAACATTAATTTTGCATTTGGTTTTGCTACGTTAGCAAATCCGTATTTATTACTGTTAGGATCATGAACACATACAAAAGTATATTTTATTCCTGTTTGTTTATGGGTTACTTTAAAAGGTGTTTTAGTTTTTCTTTTTTTCAGGTTTGCTTTCCTTTATATTTAAGAGTTGTATAAAAAATACTTTTTTTATTGTAAAGGGAGTATTAAATTTTTTTAGTCTTACCCCATGTTTTTGGTAAATTTTCTACATCTATAAGATTGTTTTTTGTAAGGTAATTACCCAAAGCCATCCAACCTGCCCTAAATGCAAAACATTCTAAAGTTGTCATTTTTGTATTTTTTTCATACTCAGAAGCAGCTTCTTGTATAGCACATTCACATATTTCCCACGTAAAATCAGGATACGAAATAGGATTTACTAGTGGATTTTTAGGCTTAAAAATAACCCAGTTAAAAGTAAGAGGGTTTTTGTGTCTTATTGCGTTACCTTGCAAAAAAGCTTCAATTACTTTTGCATTTTTATGTTGCATATATTGTCCTTTAAAAATTATTTTATTTTCCTATAAGTAATAAGAAAAAAAAGCAAAATGACTATGTTTTCTTTTTTAAAAATTCTAAAGGAATAACAACTCCTCTAGTAGTATGGTATGTATTGTTGTTACAAATAACATTATTTTTTACAAAACCGGCAATTTTGTATACTCCTCCTTTATTACTGCATACATAATTAGCTACTTGTATTTGCAGCTTGCTAGGACCACATGCTGTAAGAAAGAAAAAAGAAAAAAGAATTATTAGTTTAATTTTCATAGCTTACCCTATAATAGTACTTCAGTTAATATTCGCCAATCTTTTAAAGTATTATCTTCAAAAGTTAGCTCTACAGGTATATTAGTTAATTGCATTACGTCTTGTACTTTTGCTTTTTTTAGTAAATCAGAAATGTAATACATTATAGCTGCGTATTCTTTTTTTCTCTTTTCTTCTGTCCATTTAGTGTATTCATTTACTTTTATTAAGTTAGCATCCCAATAAGATTTAGTAGTACTGACACCCATGCCCGTAGAAGAAAAACTAAAATGTATTCCTATCATTGCATCTTGGTATCCACCTAGACCAAAACTTACTTTACTGATTTTCCCTAACATTTTATTCATAGTATAAATCCTGTGTTGTTTACATACTAAAATAGTATTTTATTCTAGTTTTTAAGTTGAGGTATAAGAAATTCTTTGGTGTGATTATTCAATAAATGCGTAGTTTCCACATCAGTATAAAAACTTTCTGTCTTGCAAATGCACCCCTAGTTATTGTTTTTACTTTTATTTTTTTACACTCATTGTTTAATGTGTAGATCATTGTATTATTTTTTGTAGATTATTATAATATTTTATAAAAATAAAAAAAAATAAGAAAAAAAATAGTTTCATTTTTCCTGAGAGACATAAAAAATAATGAAACAAAAAAACCATACACTATTCTATCCTATAAAAAAATAGTAAAAAATATTACTACTACCCAATAATAATTACTACTATCCATTAAATGGGTGTATCCAACAGAAAGCTTACCTTTGTCTTGGCTATGTTAAAAAAATAAAGCCGACACCAATTAAGGTATCGACTGTACTTACTACTTAAGTGCCATATGGTTTACTATAAAGATTCCTTCAACAGGCTTAACTTTAGTATTAAGGTCATCCCATTGACTTTTAGCTGCTCCTGTTATGCCAATACTTTTAAAGTAATCTTTTAGAATTTGCTTACGGTCAGCATATATCTTAGTCAGTTCTTCAGCATACCACATACGTACATCAGCAGCTGCTGCAGGGCTAACTAAGAATGCATCATGTATAGGTATACCCCATCCATACTTAGCTTTACATTTACCAATAACAGTATCAGCTACTTGTGAATCTAGGTTGTGAACGAGTAATGTCATAAAGTAACGTCTAAAGCGTTCTAGATCAGGTATCTTCTTAGTGTCAGTATGTAGTATAGTGTTATACTGCTTGTCAATACTGTCCCAAATCTTATAAGCTTTGGTCTTTTCTCCTACATTTCTGTAACGGTTGCAAGATACTTCAAATTCCTCCTTCCATATTTTTACACGCATATTAGCTTTAGGCTGAGCATTATTAATAATGAACTCTTTAAGTAAGTTAGCTACACCAAATGCACCATTAGCCATTTCTTCACTGTATCGCTGTATATCATCTGCTGTATACGGTATGTTATTGTCTTGCCACAACTCATGACAAGATTGGCTAGAGCCGTATAGCATAGGAGTAGCAGCTTTCTTTAGCATTAGTCTAGGCATACCTTCTAGTTTCCAAGGATCTTGCAATGTATCTCCAATTACGTTACTCATTTCAAGTAATCGGGTATCCCCAGTAAGTAATCCTTCGTACTGCAACATTGACGCACTTGCATCTAGTTCTACAGGTACTGACCATTTATATGTACATTTACGGTAATTTTCCATGTTTAAGGATAAAGCCCTAGCTGTACTATCAGGAAATACTGTAAAATATACATCTAGTTCATTATACAGTCTTTCAAGCCATAAGTTTTCGTGTAAATCTTTACGATCATCTTCTTTACTAAGGTCCAAATCATGCAAGTTACTACTAATGTAGTCTTGTTGACCACATTTAATTTTAGTCTCTTCTGTACCAGAGCCCGGCACAAATGATCCAGTTAATTCTGCTATAGCTAAAAATACTGCATTACATTCTGTTTTCATAGTAGTTACCCTGAGTAGTTAAAGTGCTGTATTAAGGTAGTAGTTTACTGTGTAGATCTTGAACCATTCCAAAGTACTTATCTGACTCTTCCTTAAGGTCATTATTTACTCTTCTTTGATTTAATAGATTAGCTGTCACTTTTTCAATCTTATTATTCAACTTTATGATTTCTTTAGATTGATTTTTGTTTTCTTTAGTAAGCTTATTTATAATATCATTCTGATCTTTACTTAGATTTGTTAATTTACATAGCTTAAGCCTGACTGCTTCAATTTTTTCTTTTAAAGCACAAGCAGCTTCTTTGTCTGGCTGTACTGCTGCTAGTACTTCTCTTAATAAATCAATTACTTTTTGTGTTTGAGTATCCATCATAAGTTCCTATTCAGTATTTTCATTTAATAGGGTGTTTACAGCTTTTATAATTTTAGTATCTTGTAGTATTTGCTTATTAACTACTTCGAGTAACTGCTCATCACATCTACGCTGTATCGCTTCTAGCTCTATGTGATAAGGCATATTCATATTTTCAGTACTATGGTTAGGACTTACCTTGTTTGCAGTTAATCTGCTTCCAGGAGAGCATCGCTCAAGTTGTTTTTTGTAATGCTCCAATACTTGTATTCTATTAGATAATTTAGTGTATTTGTCCATTGGTATTCCTTAAAGGTTAATTTATTGCGTAGTTACAGCAAAGTACTTATACCCTGCTAATCAGGGTACGTAATGATTAAACTTGCTCTTGCGTCTTTACTAGATATAGGATTAAATACCTTACCTAAGCACTGACTAATAGCTCTACCTCTACTATCATTGATGTTATCACCAGTAGTAAACGTTTCCATTGGATTATTTTTATGCCAATCGTATATTTCTATACTTACTGCATCATAAGAACTACTTCCAGTTTTCATTTCTGGGTAAACATGCCTAATTTTATCCATTGATTTAGTAAGATTTAACTTAATAGCATCTTCATACTTATTAAGGGCATCCATGTCGTAACCAAACTGAGTATTACCAGCATCCCTGAATCCTTTACGTACTAACCCAGTTTTCTTGGTTTTACCATTTTGTCTGACAGCTTCAGACTTAGTAGCTTTGTTGCATTCAAGTACATACTTTTTGTACTTATACTCAGTCTTGATTTCTTCTAGCTCATCCGGACTTACAAATTCTAGAAGTTTATCAGTATTAAGGTCTATACTTGCCCATTTACGTCCTACTAGACTATTACTAGTAATCCATCCGTGGGCAGATAGTCTTCTAACTATATCGTTATACAGAACTATCCCTAGCTTTTCATACCAATAAATACCGTTAGTATCGTTATCATTAAGATAATTATGCCAAATAGTATTCCATAACTTACATATATCTTCTTCTTGTTCTGGGTAATCGTCAAATATGACTTCTCCCGGATAGCAAAGTTGGCCTTGCAGTAATAAATCACGCATATCAATCCCCTAGTTTGTTTAATCAAGAGTTTACTTTTTTGCTTTATTTACTAATTTTACTACTCTGATAGCATAAGCACAAAATACTACAGCTACTATGTTTATTAAAGATCCACCTGCTACTACGTAATACATGTTTACTATACCTAAGATGTGCATTAACAGAATCATACTAAGTCCTATCTAATTTTAAATTTTAAGGGAGCATTACGCCCCCTTAGTACTTAACTACAGCTGAAGATCTGACTCTTCGATAGCTTCTACAGCAGCTTTCATTTGAGCGTGAGCATTAATTTCTCCACGTACAAATTCGGACTCCAGATTGTTAGCATTAAGTTCTGCAGTACTTACTACTATACCTAACTCACTCTGCATTACATTAACCGTAGACTTAATTAATTCAATTGAAGCAGGTTTAGCTTCGACAATAGAATGGTAAGTACGGCTGTAATACATTGGAGAGCCGAATGCTTTTACTACCTGTTCAAGTAGCTCAGCGTTAAGACCGCTATGTGATAGTAATAGCTGCTTATGCTCCTGACACGAGTACAGTATACCTGTTGCTAGCTGGTACATTAGGTCAATCTGAGTACCATAATTGTAGCGATGTCCGCCAGCCCATACTCTATTAGTACGAGTCTTGGAGTTATATACAGGTACACTTGCTACAATCTGGATACATTCATTAACCATGTTTTGTAGTGTTTCAGTTTGACTATTGTTTACAGCTAACGATACCTTAGCCTTAAATAGCTCAGGACTAGCTTCTAACTTAAGGGTAGCAGTCAATCGAGCTATCTCAGAAGCTTCTCTGATTTTAACCATGTTAGCTTTAACTGTTTTAGCTACTTGGGCTTTCAACTGGGTGATGGTCATTTTCTTCATAGTGGTACTTTCCTTTAATGTTTAATTTAATGTTTAGATGTAATGTTTATTTTCTTATTCCCAGTTATTGCTGAATACTTCTACTCCTATTGTTACTAAAGGTGCAAGTACTAGCATAGCTTTCCATTTAGAACCTATGGGCTTGCATATAACTAGTTCCCTACTACTATTACTAGATACTACATCTAGTAGTACAGTACCAACACTGCTACTCACTTCAATTTGGTTCATATCTGGATGCACTTTACCTACATTTGCAGATAGCTTTATTATGTTTAGCAATATCATCATTATTTAGTTCCTACTTTAAGTTTAAAGTGTATATTCAGGGTAATGTTCTTCTATGTCTTCTATAGAGGTTATTAAGTGTATATTACAGTCAAGATTGTAAAGGGTAACTCGTGGATGATTTGTATAGAATTCTAGCAGTTCTTCTAAATCTATATTTGTGTTTTCCCATTCAGTCCTTAAGAACTTACGCAAAATTGATCTAGTTTTTACTTGTCCTTTTTTATCTTGTGTATATAGCTTATAGTTTATATTATTCAATACAGTCAAGTAAATCATAGTAGTTCCTATCTTAAGTGTAAAGTGTACGCTATCTCATCCTTGAAATAGCTTTTCGTGTGTACGCTATAGCCAAGCACCAAATGCTCTTGGCGTAAACAGTGCGTCAGGCATCCCTTCTAACTCTTCATCACTGCAGTTATCACACATGTACTCTGCTAACTCGCAGTAGTAGTCTTTATAGTCGGACCCTTCTGATGCTACGAAGGTCTTTATTGCTTCTACTTTAGTCATACGTTACCCCTTAGTTTGGCATAATTCACACTTACCATGAAATTATGATAAGCGTGTATACAGTCTATATAAACACTTCTATCTCAGTTTCCTGGCCTAGTACGTAGGCCCTAAAAACTGCTATAGCTTGCTGAATGTCTAGGTGATCTATTAAATCCCCTATCGTTGTCTTACCACTGATACGAAGCAGTAGCCCTTCGCTGCCGTCTAGATACTCTGATATATATACACTACCATCCCAATTTCTGTATAGGTACATCAGCTGTACTCCTAGTCTTCTAATTTAGGCATTATTGCCACTTATTTTAAGTCTACATTCAGCTCTTCTATTACTTCGAGGTAGTAAGTCTGTGTAAGCTTATACTTAGTGTCATAAACAGGGTTAAGTAGACAATTATAACCACAAGGTTTATTATCCTGCAGGAATCCACTGTAGAACAAAGATTTATGGATTACATTTTCACTGCCAAATGCTACTTTTACCACGTAATAGGTTTTCTCTTTCCAGCCATTAACAGGTGGAATTATGGTACCTTTCTTAATCTTTAGTTCACTTGGAGTGCTAGACATAATT